CTGCTCCCATATATCACTAAATGCATCAGTATGGTTATTCAATGCCCATTTAGAAACATTATAAACTTCTTTGTTTATTTGCCAACCCGTATTTAAGCTTTTATTTACTGAATCAAATACTATAGGATGTGTTGCAGGTGTTAATTTTGTTGGAACATCTTTATTACCCGTCTTGACTAATACTTGTCCAGTAGGGTGTTTGAACTCTGTATAAGGTTCATATGGTGTTATTGAAGGTAATTTACCTTTGGCACCTTCTCTGCTTACACCTTCCCATAGTAATTGTATTGTTGCATCATCTAAAACTTCTACAACATATGTTGCATGTCCATTTCCAGCAGAACCAAGTATTGCCCTAAGCATTCCAAGTTCTTCAAATGAATATAATATGAATGCACCGGTCTTAGCTGCAATAGAAGAGTCTTTCTTTAAGCCGCGTCTTACCGAATGCCCAATAATACTGATCACTTCAACCATTAGTATTTGTTTATTTATAGCACCTCTCTTTGGACGAGTGTATAAGTATACGTTAGATATTATTATATCTAATATATTTTCTACATCTATTTCTTTTAAAAATTTGAGTGGACTTTGTGGTGCAATTTCTAACTGCATTCTACGTGTTAAAGATTGCTTTAATCTATTTCGCATGTCATTTAATTTTTACCAAATATAGAAATAAAATAAATGAGAGAAAAGAATTTCCCGCACTTACACCAAATATTAAACTAGTAGAGCCTAAAATAATTACGTATTGTAATAATAATTTATTCATTTAGAAGAAAAAAATAAAGAGGTTAACCCTCCACCACCCCGAAGGGTGATAGAGGGGAGTACCTACAATACTAGTGCCGAAGCACTAATTATTTCTTTTATGCTCAACTATTAGTCGTTGTAGAGTTTTTGATTTTTCTTTTTCTATTAAAAAGGGGATGAGAGACCCATTAAGACAAGCTATTGGTACATATTCTTGCATATCGATAAAATCTTCAGAATAGACTGAAGTTTCCATTACTGCTAATTCATGTAGCTCATGAACTTTTACCGTTCTTACATATAATGTCGGATCTATTGTTAAATGATTAGACTCTGTTTTTGCATAATAAGCTTTTTCATTTAACACGTATAACGCTTCAATTTGAATTTTCATTTTCAACAATCTCGCAAAAGTTAAAAAGAATCTCACTAGCGCAATATATACCTTCACCGCCAAGGTAGGTATTACCTGCGACCGCCATTTGGCCACCAACCATAACATTATCTGTTATTAGTGATTGTTGCCTAACAACTGCTTTATCTGTAATTAGAACATTATCTTTAATCTTTGCATCGTCAAGAACTTTAGCATCAAATGTAACCCAGCAATTACCACTATGCGAAACATTATCCTCATTAGAAACCAACCCGCCTAGAGAACCTTTTTTAAATTGATCGATATCTTTTACAAGTTTCAATCTATACATTCCATTGCGCTGAGGAATCATTGTATACTTTCGCCCAAATACATAGGCAATAGTATCATACAACTCCTCAAGAAGCAAGTATTCTTCCGTATGTTCTTCCTTACGCTTTTGTTCGTGTTTAACTTGATCTTTTTCAAACTCTTTATTTAGATTTATCATAATATCATTAATATTATGAATAAAGCAACGTAGTAGCCAATCAAGAACCACATTAATGCTGCATTGTAAGCATCTACATCAGCTTGAGTCCATGGCTTTTTAAAGAATTCAGGTGTAATCATATCTGCATAGTAATTAAATGAATTACCAATATCATCAAAGAAATCACTCCAGAAAGATGGATCTTTTGCATTGTTAAATTCAGTTTCAAAATTGTTTACATCAAAATACATAGTTGGCATTTTAGTTTCCTCTTGGAATGTTAAGGAGAGCTGCTAAGCGCTCTTCAATATTAAATTCTTTGTTCAATTCAGCAATTCTTGCTTCGTGTTCTTTTTGCATTTCTGCTAATTTTAAATCTACTATTTGTTGCGCGTGTTCTACTGCGTTCATTTGAAATTCCTCTTGGATTAATTAAATTGTGATGTACTTCATATACTTTACTTGAATTACTGATTAATGTTAAGTCTACTACGATTGTTTGCAATTGATTGTTTTCATTACTAAAACTCTTGCTTCAAGTTTTGCCATTAAAGCATCAGCAGCTTCTTGTTCAGCTCTTAATTCCACTAATAAATCTCTAGCTTCATCAATTACTTTTCTGTCAGCTGTAAAATAGTTTATAATTTCGTTAAACATGTTAGTTTCCTTTTGGAATATTAAAGTTAGTTGAGGTACCTTATTGTACTTCATATAAGATACCTCTTTTTCCGCGTTTAAAAGGGATAGTCCGAAGACCATCCCTATGTTAAAGTACCAGCAACCCTTGCTGGTAGATATGCCCTTCTGTGAGGACACACAATTTAAAATCTTCTTCATTTAATCTATCTAAAATTGCAGCTAGACAGTCTACATCCCGCCCAACCCACGTGAGGCTATCCCACGTATACTGCAGATTGTCACCAATTCTAATTCTTGTGCTGGCTGTATCCCACATTTGGATTACAGCGTTGTAATCTTCCGCATCGACATCTTCATAATCCCATGGGACATGACGTCTAATATCACAATCTAAGTTTGCGTTAATCAAAAATAATACTGTACTTTTCATTTTTGCTCCTTCAATGCTGCCTTAAGAAAGGTATCAAAAGCTTCCGTATTTTTCTCTTTCTTTTTACGGAAAGGAAAAGGAACATTTTTATTATTAATTAATGCCAATTGTTGGATAGGTGTTACTTTATTATGTTTCATAGTATACTCCTTGGTTATAATAATCTATATTGATTATCATATAAGATACCATTATTTCCGTATTAGGAATTAACAATTAATGGATAATGACCAAAGGGTTAATTGAGGGGGAACGTCTGAAGGGTTAATTTAACGGGTTCGGTGCTGAAAACTGCCACACGCCACACGCTGAGAGTGCCCGTTCTGCCGCCAGAAATTGCCCCACACGGCACGCGGGTGCCACGCTGATCCCTCAGTGATGCGCCCACACCGCGTGCCCACACACGCCCAGATTTCACGCTACCCAAAATTTGTGCAGAAATGCCCCGTCTTGACGCGGAAAATTTTGGCATCACCATCATAAAGGATGCTCGTCCAAATGCCACGTAGCTAGGTATCCGATCCGACTCCAGCCCTGTTTTTCTAGAATTCTGGTGAACACGTTTTTCTCGTCCACATTGCTTCCGTTTGAAATAATACAGTTAATATTTCTACGCTTCGCTTCTTCAATTAATTCTTCATGAAGTAATACTACAGCTCTAACAGCTTTAGTTCCTGTTAAATCAGAAGCAAAGAAACATTGTTGTAGTAGTGGATCCTTGATACATTCATTACGTCTTACATCAGCCAGTAACCATGCCCTTATCTCACCATCTACTTCTACAACTCTTAAGAATCCTCGCACACCTATTATCTTTCTCATTGAAGATAATGATGTATCATAGTCTGCTCTAATTAAATCAGGTTGTGCAAATTTCATATAGATCTTAACACAATCATGTAATTCATCTTTATTTTTAATTTTTCGTATAATCATATATAAAAAGACCCCAACCGAAGTCAGGGCCAATCTCCTTTTATAAGTAAGCTTTCACAATATCTTTACAGATACCACTACGTACGATATCATCCACATCAAAGGTAACAATACCAACCTTATTAATACCCTGTAACCTAATAATAGCATCAGCTAATCCTGAGTTACCTTTGATATCTTTTTGTTGTATATCACCATCAATAACAACCTTGGTATTTTCACCAATACGTGTTAAGAACATTTTCATTTGAGCAGGCGTACAATTCTGAGCTTCATCTAATACTATGAATGCATTCTCAAATGTACTACCCCTGATAAATGCCAAGGGCTTTGCTTCAATTACCTTACGTTTAAACAGGTAGTCTGTAAACGAATGACCTAGTCTTTTATTCAATATATCTTTTATTGGATCAATGTAGGGAGCATATTTTTCCTCTAGCTCCCCAGGTAAGAATCCAAACGATTCACCAGCTTCTACTGCAGGTCTTGTCACAATTATTTTTGATATTCGTTTACTTTGTAGTAATTGTGCAGCATATGATAATGCTACATATGACTTTCCAGTACCAGCAACTCCAACACCAAATGTTATTATATTTGCTTTGATGGAATTTAAATATCGTTTTTGTGCATCTGTTAAAAGCTCTAAGGCTTTTTCACCAGTAGGTTCAATAATGTTTTCTTGAGTACGTCTAGGTTTTTTCGCCATATTATTCAGGATCCTTTGATGTTACATGTCCACCACCTAAGATAGCAACAGATAACGCTAATACACCGTCCATTTGTTCTGGTGATAGTTCTACTACTTTAAAAGCACTTAATGATGCTAAAGTAGAAGATATAATACCGAACCAAGTAGATGGCTCTTTTAAACGCGCAAATAAATATTTCATTTTAAACTCTCTGGTTGTAATTATAAATTAGCTACTTCAGTTTGGAACGCATTTACAATATTTTCCATAGTTGTTAAATCAGTAACTAAGTCTATAGACGTATTAGCAATATTACTACTTCCTCTTATTTCATCTATCCATGAATTCATGTCTATCGTACTCTGCGCTGCTGGCGCTCTATTATAGTTTATTTGACGATATATTGGATACCTTTTAATAATTATATCACTACTTAAACTATTTATAGCTTCTTTGTTTTGCACTCTAGCTCTTGAAAGATAATCGTCCATTGGACGCCACTCTCTAAACACGTAGTCAAACTCATGGTAAACATCCGGAGCTATTGGAACCTTTATAAATTGAGAATCCCAATAATGTAAAGAAGTACGTATTTCATTAAACATTTCTTCCGTGACTTCAATTAAAGTATAGTCATCGGTTACTAAAACTTCTGAGGACGAAGAAATCATAGCTTCTTCAATTTTGCCAATAGTATTAACTTTAATATAGTACATAAATTATCTCTTAAAAAGAATAGCTGTATAATAAGCAGCTAAGAAGAATAAACTTGAATTAGTTGCCCATGCTGTCATTTCTATAGATACTGTAACTGATTGTCCAAGCGTAACTGATACATCTTGTCGCATATCTACTTTAACAGAAGACCCAGCAGTTGTACTATTCCCAATACCCGACTGATTAAAAGGGTCTATTGGTGTACCACCACTTCCTGTATTTACATAGTAACTTGGGTAAAAATCTTGAGTATCTACATCATTTACTCTACTTCTACATTGTACTCTCGTATTAGTTCCTGTACTAACATTATGAAATATAGCCGTTATAAATATTTGATATTTTCCAGCGGCAGGTGCTGTAAACGCTGTAAAAGATTTAGTTACTTTTGTTTGAGTGCCCAATTGCTGAGATTGTGCAAGCATATAGCCTTGCTTAGGAAGGGCTGTAACTGCTTCAGCATTGATATAAGCTGTATCTACATTAGCAATATTAGTCCCCCACGTAGCTCCGACAGTAGCGCCATCTTGTATATTTGTGAGTTTACTTCCTTGAGTAGCTGTAAAGCCTGTTGCCACTTCCCATGCACTACCGGTCCACGTTTTCGTTACAGGATATGCAGCAGTTGTTGTATCAATCCATAAATCGTTATCCTTGCCTGTGGGAGCAGTACTTTGACGATATGTAGTCACTTTATTAGCACCATCTTCAGGCAGGCCTGTTACTACATTACCTTTTACGTCTGTCCAAGTTACTTTTGAATTAGTAATAGCATTTGCTGTTGTTGTAGTAAAGTTAGAAGTTTGTATAACGGGGCCTGTTATAGTAAACTCAGAACCATTCCATGAAATACCTATTGTAGAGCTTCCTACTGAAAATATGCCCTGTCCACTAGCATTCAATCCTAGATAAAAACCACTACCACCAAATGCAGTACCTGAAGACTTAACTGCCTTATTATTAGTATTTAATACAATATCACCTGTAGCAAATAAATTGCCTGTGTTGGTAGTAAATGCCTCTAATGTATCGGCTTTGAATACAGTTAGGTATGGAGCACTCCATGTAGTTGTTGTAGCATCAATAATTCCATCTGTTTGCCATTGAGCTTGTCCATTACCTACTGTTTGTGTTGTAGTATACCAAGTACTATCAATAGATGATGGAACTGTCTGTACAGAATTAGTAGTGGTATAATTAGAAATAGTAGGTGTAGTACCAATATTTTTCACAGTAAATGCACGTGTTGCCGATTTACCTGCAGTTCCTTGTACACTAACACCATCTGCACCTTTTTGAGCTTCTATTTTAACATTTGCCCATGTTCCAGCTGGTACAGCTGTAGTAGGTGTTGTTGTATTAAATAAATAATTACAACTCCATGTCGGAGTAGTTGTTGTTGCAGGCTGAGTTATAGTCCAACCAGAAGGCGCTGTTAATGTACTATTATTAAAATTATAGCTACCACCTGTTGGCGCTGACGGGGTGCTTGTTTGCTGTGCATATACAGTAGCTGTATATACAGATGTGCCTGAAGCCCCTGGTCCACCTGGATTACCATCAATACCATTCTTAGTAAATATATACGGAGCAGACCACGTTGTTGCTGTAATATTTGCTGTTGAATTAGTTGCTTCAAAAATAAAATCACATGCATATGTTGCGCTTGTGCTTGATGCAGGCTGAGTTGCAGACCATCCAGCAGGTGCTGTTAATGTTTTATTACTAAAATTATAACTACCGCCCGTTGGGGCTGTGCTATTAGTTTGAGAATATATTTTAGCAGCAAATGTACTCTTACCTTCAGCACCTGCTTTAGCTTTTGCAATACTATAAATATTAGTATATGATACACCTTTATATGTAGTAGTAATTGTAAACGATTCGGCATCACTAGACCATGGTCCTAATGATTGATTTAAGGAAATATTTCCACTTGCGTCAATAGCTAATGTAAGACCACTTTTAGTAACTCCACCGGCATATGTAATACCTGTTGTAACTAATGCTCCTGCTTCATATACTGCAATAGCATTTCCACTAGGAAGTGTTGTTACACTACCCGAATTAGTTGCAGCTACAACATCAGCATCAGATTTAATATCTACTAATACTGTACTAACGCCTTTCTTAGATTTAGCATATGTGTAAGTAGCTTGATATGTGATACTATTATATACAGCGCTAAATACAAATGTAGCTAAGTCACTAGCCCAAGATGTACCACTGAATGTTATAGTGCCACTTGTATCAATAGCTGCAGTTAATCCTGATACTGCCGCACTAACTGAATACGTGACACCAGTAGTTTGAACAGCAGCACCTACATATAATTTCAAATTATTTGCAGGAGGTAATGAATAATTTTTCCCATCGCTATCTGCTGGAGTTACATCTGATTCTGATAATAAATCTGCGCGTACAGCATCAGCACCTTTTGCACCTGTTTTAGATTTAACAATACTATATAAAGCATTATAAGTAGTACTTTTATATGTAACAGTAATGTTAAATACTTCTCTATCACTTGTCCAAGTTGTCTGAGTTAATGATATTATACCAGATGTATTTACACTTAAAGTTAATCCATTAAGAGTTGCAGCAGTTACACCATAAGTAATTCCAGTAGTTACTAATGTACCACCTTCATATACTAATACAGCATTGCCACTTGGTAACGTAGAAACTGTTCCGTCATTGGCTGCAAATACAGCATCTGTTTCTGATTTAAGATCTATTACAACACCTGCAGCACCCTTTTTAGATTTAACATATGTATAAATAGCTGAATACGCAACACTATTATATGTAGCTGTAAATGTAAAGGATTCACTATCAGTTGTCCAAGAGGCTCCCGTGAATGTAATTACGCCAGCAGTATCAATAGAAGCTGTCAATCCGTTTTTAGCACCACCACCAGAGTATGTAACACCGCTTGTGACAACTGTACCGCCTGAATAGAGCTTTAAATTATTGCTAGGAGGTAAGTTGTAATCTGTTCCATCATTATTAGCTGGAGTTATATCCGACTCAGATAATAAATCAACAATAATAGCATCTACACCATTCTGTAAACTAATAACAGGTATTGACCATCCAGTAATTGTTACAGCACTCGTATTTCCTGCAGCAGTGTTTACCACAGCACGAGATGTATACACAGCGGCAGTACCTGTCGGTATTGAAGCTGACCATGTAGCACCTGTTGAAGTAGGTACAGTTGTCAAAGGACTTGCAGCACCAAATGTATAACTACCACCTGTAGGTGTTGTAGTTGGCACACCACGAGTGTATACTGTAACCTCTGCTACACTTGCTCCTTCGATTCTTGATGGAGTATCCCATGTGTATGTAGTAGAGCCTGTTGATTTAATCCCTACACTTGACCATAAAGCATTTGCACTAGCTGGTACAGACGCTACGTCAGAATACCAATTAGTTGGAGTACTTGTAGACGCTGTTGGAACTAACGGCTGTGAAGCACTGCGAATGAATATGATATCAACGGCATCGCCAGCTGAACCAGTATTGCCTGTTCTACTAACGGAATACGTAATTCTCTGCACTATTGGCGTCAGAGCAGTATTGCTTGAATCATATATTGTTACAGTGACATCTGTGTATGCTACATCAGCCGACATAGCTGTTGGAGCAGGGATGCTTGCATTTGTATTAGCGGCAACTGTAACACCAGTTGTAGCCAATGTTACTTTAAATGTATTTGCACCACCTGTTGCGCTATAAGCCAATGCATTAGTACCAATATACGCTTGTACAGAACATCCAGCACTGCTAAAGTTAATTCCGGCATAGCCAGTATTAGGGGCAGGTACTGTAATATTATCATTAGACAAAACAACTACAGGTGAAGATGAACCATCAACTAATAGTGGGATTGTTATTGTGTCATTTAATGAACTAGCTATACCATTTATAGTTCCTGTAATTATACATTTGTACGCATTAGTTGTTACACTAGCATAATCGGTTGTAGGTACAGTATATGAACTACTTGTAGCACCACTAATATTTGTACCATTCTTTTGCCATTGATATGTAATAGTTCCAGTTATGTTTTGATAACTAGTAGTTAATACGATACCAGTTGCTGGATTAAGAACTCCTGCAGCATTTTTATTAAATGTAGAAGATGCATTATTAATACCAAATACAGCAGCGTTTAAACCACTTTCACCTTTAGCACCATCTTTAGCCAATATTACCGGTGTAGACCATTCATTTGCAGATATGGTGTCTGTATTGGTTTGACTATTAGCAATAGCTGTTATAATATATAACGGATCTGAACCACTAGGAATAGCTTTCAACCATCCATTAGAAAGATTAGCTGTAGTAATAGCATTACTAGTAAAATCATATGTAACATCTCCAGGGTTGGTTGTCAATACTGTAGCTGATCTTTGATACGCATATACCATTGCACTACGGTAATTGACAGCATTAATTTCATATTTAACTGGAACAGACCATTCTGTAGGTAAAATAGTATCTGTAAGCTCTGAAGATAATGCAGACGCCATGCTCATATATAATTGATCAGTACCAGTAGGAGCTGTTAATGCCCAATTATTATTTAACCCTGTTACAGCTTTAGTAGAAAATGTATATGTAACATTTACACTAGGTACAGATGGTGTAGTAGCTGAACGTGTATAGATAAAGATAGAACCAGTGTTCATTGTTCCAGAGAAACTAACTGATTGTGTTGTTACACGAGCACTCTCTGTGCCTGCGCCATATTCATCATGCACAGTAACCGTATACCAATAATCAATACCTTCTGTTGCTTCAATATTAGCATAGTTGTTTAGTGTCTCTACAATTACAGCCGTTCCACCAGGGTTAGCTTCACTGAATTTTTTAAATACATACTTTGTAATATCACTGTCTGATACCAAGGTTGCCTTAGCCAATGCTGTTCTGAAGCTAGGTGATACACTAAATTGTGTAACAGATGGTGCAGCATTCTCAACAGTAGCTTCAATATAACCTTGAGTCATATTACCTAACGCATCAATACTATAAACTCTCACTTTGAATATTCTGGAAGCTGTTACAAACAGTTCCTTATTCATGTCATATGTAAATTTAAATGAAGGCGTATCTACTGTATAAGACTTTTTAGTTACATTATCAATATTTGAAATTTGAACTAAATAACGGCTAGGTTGAATAGGCTCTTCAGCTTTGTTGCTCCATACAATTTCAGCATCTCTTGTATTAAAAGTTGTATCTGTTCTTCCTAAGATATTTATAGAAGTAGGGGCATATACAGAACTTAATTGCATTTGTACAACTAAACCAAATACATACGTACCTAATAATTGCTTATTTCTAAAGCTGTTAATATCATATGAAAATCTTAGGTCTGTATCAAAATATATATAAAGTGTCTTATTATAGTTTATCTCGGCTGTATATGAACCTGCGCTAATATCAATAACTTTAGCACCATTTTTATAAACACTAAATGCAGTCCAAGAAAGTTGATTAGAAATATTAGAAAGCAACAATCCAAGAAATCCATAAGTATCTGTAGTAAATACTTCAGCTTCTGTTGTACTAGTATAAGCATAATTAGAAAAACCTGTTCTTGATTGAGTACGAACAGCAAAGATAGCACTACTAACACTTAGCTTAGGTAATTTAAATTCATTTATAGTCGATCTTCCAATCTCATGGAATTCTGGTACACCTACGCCACTTACTGAACCCCCCTCATACATGTAAATAATATAATTAAGAAAATCAGGTTCATTAGCATCTGACCATCGTAAAGTACCTGATGTATTTTGACTATAAGCGTCTCTAAATAAAGCTACCTCAGATGGTGCTGCTATTTTTGTTAAGTAATTATTAGTTGGTCTAATATACTCACCGTCTTTAGCAGTCCATGCTAATTGTGTCCAATGGAATCGTTGCGCTACAACTTCACACGTATTGCCTTCAGATATTTTTACAGAGTTAATTCTAAAATAAGTATGACGCTCTTCGCTTGCAACATTATTAGCTAATGAACGAATATTTAACGTTTCACTATCCAATATAATATAGTCACCAGGTTCTAAATATTTATTTCTAATAACATATTTAAATTTAATTGTATATGCTGTTCGACTAGTCTTGACTAATTCCTCTGCTTTAGATATAGCGTGATAATAGTCTACAATACCTGCAAAAGATGTTTCTAAGTCTAATTCAAGACCATTATCTTCTTCTTTCATTTGATTGTATATAGCAGTTGTATAATCAAGTCTTTGCACACCTTGATAAGCTATTTCTCGCGTAGACCAAAGTATTCGTGTACTATTATAAATTACTGCTGCCACACCTTTTTCACTTTTGATACTTCCGCCATCTATTTCAATTCGATAATATCTACCATTATCTATTCTAACATCTAAATTAGGTCCAGACCAGTGCCAAGAAGGTAAATGTACATTTTCTACTATACCCATTGAATGTCCATATGTTGCAGTTTTTGGAAAGCCATTTATTAATTCTTTAACTCCAGTAACTTCATCAACATTGTAAATTCTTACTTCTATAATATCATCGCCATAGCACTTTAATGTCCAATCATCACCATCATTATGTGGGTTAACAATTAAATGATATACGAGTCCGTAACCATTTGCTTGATTAAGTTGATTAGTAGTACTATTCCATACACCATATTTATTTAAAAGTCTACGGCCACTGCCTTCATCTTTCCATGTGAAATCTGCTAAAGGATATTTAATTCCGCTAAAACCTCTTAATGTATTATCAACAACTTTATGAGGCCAGTTTACAGCATCTTCTTTAAAATCATTAGCTTCATTATGGAATTTAATTGTACAACAATTATATCTATCGCTTGCTGAAGGATATGTTATCTCAATATCTTGGTCTAATACAAGGTCTTCATCTGTTAAAGTAGCAGCAACAGTCAAAAGGTCATCAGCTGTATTTGTGTATTGCAATAATAGTCTATATTGACCTCGAGACCAAACAAGACGAGCATCAGACATTGTTGCTAATATTTCTTCAACATTATCACGAAGTGCTTTATTTGTATCAATAAGAATATTACACTCGTATAGTCGTACATTACGTTTACCATTACCATCTTCACCATTACGAGAACCAGGTTCTGAAGGATTCCAAATACGTCCACCAGCAATTGCATTAGGGAATACAACAGTATCACATATTTGGGCAGATTGATAAAAAGATTCTAAATCCAGTTCATCTATAGGTATCTTTCCACCAAAAGTTTCATTCATTAAATAATCTAATAAACAATATGATGGATTATTTTTGTATGTTCTAATAGTTGATAGCGAATACGTATCATTGACTTTATCTATAGTGTATACTTTTCTACCTTCTATTAAGAATTGCAAATTAGGAGTTTGATTAAATTGTGGATTATCTTTATCAACTCTAATTACGCACGCTGCATATGTCATTCCTGTAAATGTAGCTGTTCTTCTATCAGCAAAATTGGCTGTAAATATAGAATTTGCTTGGCCATAGCCGCCACTTCGCTCTTGATGAAAATCTGAACTGTAATGCAAGTCTATTCTAAAGGCTGCTCGTGGTTTTGTCACATCATGCCATTTATATGCTTCAGGCGAATTGTTATCGTCATAGGTAGAGCTATATTGAGGTTTGCCGTATGTTCCTAGACTTGGATCTGTTAAGTATTTAGACTCATCTACAATTACATCATAAATTTCATTAATTTCACCAACACAAATAGCTTGTTCAAAGAATAAAAATTCATTTCTTTGACCTTCAAGCGTTTCATCTAGTTGTGTATTAATTACTGATTCCCAACTTTTGAGTACAGTTACCTTACCTCCTGTGAGGGGGCTATAAACTTCTTCTGTTATACTACCACTATAATTACCTTCTACACCTGATACAAATGATTTATCAGCGTTAGACGGTACATATTCGAACACCGCAGATGTAGCATGATAAGTTCTAACTCCGCCTACTTTTGCCCTGCCGTATACTACCGCTAAATTATCTGGTTTACCCTCTACAACCATTTCGTAACCCTTACGAGCTTCTACTCCGGACATATCTGGGCCTTTTGGCTTCTTAACCATGATCATCTGTACAACAGACAAGATCAAGGAAATTGCGCCTATTATTACGGCTGCTAATGCAAGTCCCATTATTTTCTCCCCCACTTGACAATGATACCGGTAGAACCTTCATAAATTTGATCGCATGAAGTATCAAGAGGTTCCCTTTGTTTAGTCTTTTCACGGCTCAAGAAGAATGGCTTTTTCATGTCTAAATTACGCATTGGGCTTGAGCCTGTTATTTGTAATATGCTTTCACCTAAGCTTCCCACCTTTATACTAGCTGAGACGCCATCTACTCTTCCTCTGTACACTACAATAGTGTCGTCTATATTTAAAAAAGGTTTACCGTGAGTAGGAGAACTAGGGTCTGAATCAACAAAGCCTAATCTACACTCAACAACTCTACCTATAAGGCTATCTTCTGTTGCACCTCGCTTTGAAAAGTCAGGGTCTGCAAATGCAATCTTATATTGCTCTCTGTCAACTACTGAAGAGTTTTGAGGAGGATCTACTGCATATAATGTACCATCAGCAATATAGTTATATTTACTTGAAGGACTTCCATTTACTAATAATTGAATATCATTGTAATGGCTAGTAGTTGCATATAAATTGATAGGTATTGGGTCTACTTCATTTGCGGTTCTTTCTATTCGCACTAATGAGAAAAACTCGATTGCATCACTATTTAATGCTTTTGTTATATTAGGGGTGAATGAGATCATTATACTGCCTCTATAAGTTTAATTGTACCGTTATCCATTAGTATACCATTTTCATATACCATTCCAATAACCGTATCTGTATCATATTTTAAATTGATGATAACATCATCTTGATAGTTTATAATTGTACCTGAAGGTACAGCTTTTCTTAATTGTGGATACACATATAATGTAGTCGGTGCCGTGCCTGAAATAATAGCATTAGCAGTCAACATATACACCTTAGTATGTAATGGATCTGCAAACCTAATAAATGTACCTTTAGGTATTACTTTTCCGTTACCGCTACTTACAGCTCCAATTGTTACTGTTGAATCATATGCACTAGCAGCTGACGATGTCCCTATTTGAAATGTCATTGTCTTTGCTGCTTTTGCACCTACATTTTGCGGCATTACCGCTTGAACTATTTCACCGTGCCCGTTCACTATAAAACTAACCATTAAGTCTTGCGCGGTCATATGAAGGGGAAATAGCTTCGAGTCTATTTCCCATCTCTGTGCTGTGCGTCTATAGGTTACTCTTTTTAATGAAAGGGTATCTGATGAAAACGTTGGTTGATTACTTCTTACTATCGTTGGTACAACAAAAGAAGCAATAACTTTAGTCCCGTCCCAGATACCATATATCATTATCTTTTATATCCTGTTTCTTTATTTTGAGAATTAACACCATCTGCAATAGAAGGCATCATTTTATAAATCTCTGATTTAGTTTGTCTAGAGATATCTCCAGTTATATTGAGATTTATTACTTGTTGACCTTTATTAGCGCCTGGTTTAGTTGTTACTGATTTAAAATTACTGGCTGTTGGCGTTGACATCACTGGAGCAGCTGCATCTACTACACCGCCTGTGGCAAATGTTGGCACTTGTCCACTATTGATTTGATGTAGCAAATCACGATGTTGGCTTACAGCTGATGCACGTACTACGAATTCACCGCTAGATAACATAGCTGGAATAGAATCAGATGTACTAGTCCCTGGACCACTTACATGTCCACCGCCTGCTAAGAATAACCCACCATTTTTAGCGAATGATAATCCAAGGTTTGAACCTGAGAACATACTGCCCATTGATGCATCACCTGCGGCACCTAATGGACTCGCTCCACTACTACTAAATAGACTTCCAAGCATACCGCCATTACCGAATAAGTTTCCGATTGCGGGGAATATTTTAGCTAATGGTCCAATCATTTTGAACAGTGGACCAAGTATCTTTGAAAGTATACCCATAATGCCACCTGCACCGCCACCTCCGCCACCGTCTGCCAGAGACGCAGCTTGTTGCCCAACGCTCATACCTGAGCTTGCAATAGATATAATACCTGCTAATTCGCCTAAGAAGTGATGCTCAACTTTGCCATTATTAATTCCATGTAACATAGGTAAGTTCTTTGCGGTGGCCGCAGCGTTAACAATGAATTCACCATTAGATAACATTGCTGGAATAGAATCTGAAGTTGCTGATCCTGTACCTGTGATTTGACCGCCCGTAGCGAAGCCAAGAGATCCGAACATTTTAGAGAAGTCAAGGTTCTTAAACCAATCCATTATACCACCAAAGAATCCGCCACCTTCACCTGGAAGACCTATCTTATCAGCTAAAGGAGCTGGACCGCCACCCATAGTGCCTGCACCTGGTAATGGTGTTAACCCAGGTGTAGCACCATAACCACTCGTATCAGCAATACCTTGAGTAGTTGCATTATCCATTCCTATTTGTCTAGAGAAATTAGTCATACCTTCAGGTATACCGCCCGTTAAATTAGAATTAATTGCATTTGCACCACCGCCTACACCACCGCCTAATCCTCCTGCGGCTACTGCAGCTTCTAATGCTGTTGCAGCCGCTTCTAAGTGTTCTGCTGCAGCTAATAGTTTATCATTGGGATCTGTTTTAAATAAGTTTAATAAATTACCTAATGCGCCCGCAATATTCATAGCTTTAGAAAGATCAGGCGAACCGCCCATCATAGAGTTGACAGAAGATCCAACACCTATTGCACCGCCAATAATACCACCGGCAGCTCTTCTGATAACTTTTCCATTATTAACTGATTCTAATAACGCCATATTTTCTTTAGCATCTTTGGCATTAATAATGAATTCACCATTAGATAACATAGTTGGTATAGAATCAGATGTACCAGTACCTGCACCTGTAATCTTACCGCCAGTAGCGGCCTTTACTGGACCAACAAAATCGTTATTTGAACTTACATTAGTTCCATTGGCTGCTCCCGAATCACCTGGATTACCTCCAAATAAACTCATAAGGCCCGTTATTCCAGCGGAAATCAATTTAAAAAGGCCTGTGATTGGTAATAATAATATATTCCATAATCCAGTTACTTCAGCTGCAGGCAAACTATTTTGCATAGACTGTCCTAATTGAGTAATAGATTTTGTAGAGACATCTCCTAGCGCTGTAGTAGTATCTGGAGAAGTCATTTGTCTGATGCCAGCTGTTGCATCTGCTATAGATGAGCCTACTTTGTCAAATGCTCCCGTAACTGGATTTAATAATTCAGTAGGGTTGCCATTATCAGAAGTCCCTCCTCCAAATTTAGCTCCAAAGTTAGAGCCAAGACTTGATATGCCTTCTGTCCAGCTGCCTTTTCCGCTACCTGATAATAACGCACCAAGACCAACTACGCCTGCACCGCCTGCTAGCCACGGTAGAGCGCTTGATATCATATCACCAATGCCTCCACTGGTAGCTGCTTTTGCCACATTGCCTACAACACCACCGCCACCAGCAAATTTATCAACAGCTGCAGAGAACTTCTCAGCGGCAGACATTTGAATTTCTTCAGGTGACATATTAGAAATATCAGTAGAACTGGTCATACCATTCCACCAACTACTAATGCCAGTAGTCATTTTATCCCAAGTCATATTACCTGTGAAGATATTTTTAACACCAGAACCGATACCGCTAAACATAGATGAGATACCTTTACCTGCATTATTAAATACTTTAGATAATACACCACCCTTGCCTAGACCAATAGTATTAGTAAATGAATCAGTAAACATATTAACTACTTGGTCTTTAATATCAACCATTAATTTGCTACCAAAGGTACCAAGTACAGATTTACGTTGATCTTTATTCTGATTTAATAAACCTTTAAATGCATCTTTAAATGATGATGTAATGCTTGATGCAAAAGTTTTACCAGCTTCTCGTGCGGCATTTGCCATTTCTACAGTTTTATCTTTAAGTTCATTTTCAGCATCAGTAAGATCTGCTATTTTCCTAGCAACTTCTGTAGTAGTTTCGCTATTCTTTTTCTTTTCTATTAATTCAGCATTCAAAGAAGCTTTCATAATAAGCATAGAATTGAATGTTTTCTTTTCCATTTCAGTCATTGCTGCAGATACATCACTACCTAACCCACCAAACTTTTCAGCAAATGCTGTAATATCATTTTGGTTAGCTGAACTAAATGCCTGCATATTTGACAATTCAATAGATTTAGCATCAGCTGCTACACCATCTGAAAATGATTTTAACGCTTCAGAATACTTAGTAATATTCTCTTGTGCAGTTGTTGTATCAGTGCCAGTAGCTAGCGCAATATTAAACTCTTGCTGTGCTTGTAATAATGCTTCATTAATCCCCGTAGCAAATTTAGTCTGAATATCAGATAGCATTCCTAAAGTTTCAGGTGATAGACTTTTACCTAACATCTCTTTAGGAGTACTAAGCATTCTGCCATATTGATTACCTTCTAAGATTTGCTTATAAGTATCAAATGGCTTATCTATGCCTCTTATTTTCTGAGTATAAAACGCTTCAGCTTTCGCTCTTGGATCTATTTCACCGCTCTTAGGTTTTTCATATGTTACAGGCGCTGCAACAGCATCAACAATTATCTTTGCATTGTTAGCCGCAGCTGCCTTTATAGTATCGCTAACATCTCTAGTGCCTAATAAGTTGGCATTAATTTGTTTTTCAATATTAGGGTCTTGTTTGATCTTTTCAACTAATGCCAATACTTCTTTAGCTGATTGTTGCCCTTTGCCTTTCTTAGCACCACCTTCTCCTGCTGCATATCCTGCTAGCATTTTGAATTCGTTACCACCAAAAGCTTTTCCTAATATAGATAAATATTTACCAATTCCCATTATAGAAGACTCTATATTGGTTCTGTCAATACCTAAGTCTGCAGCTGTACCTTTTAAGAACTGACCTACACCGAATGCTGTACTAGCCGGTTTACCTTCTTTATTTAAGATACCTGTAGGAACATTTCTGCCTGCTGACTCATGCGCAATAACTCCTTTAATCAAATTAGGATTAATTGTAGGATATTTAGCCACTGTTTGGCTAACTAATGTATTTAACAGATCAGGAGTATCTTTTGAAAAACTAGCCAACGGTTTATAATCTGTCCGTAATACCGAATTAGTATTAGGTTTAGATTCTTCAACTGTTTTAACAACCTCATTTGTTTTAATTGTTCTAGAAGCAATATCCGCTATAATAGTATCTTTTAAATCTACAAGATTGGTGTTTAAACTATCAATTGGCGTAGATTTAAATTTATCAAAAGCTTTTGTTTGAGTTTCACTAAATGACTTTTCTAAATCGGTCATCATAGCGTCAAAAGGCATTCCAGAACCTAGCTTATTAATAATATCAGCTTGATCTTGTGTTAAATTATTAAGTGTAAAAATAGCATCTAATGTACTCGACTCTAATGCTTGCTTAGTGTATGTTGTACGATCAGCTTTATTTAACATTCCAAATTGTTTAAAGTCCAATCCAAAATTAGGTAATGCAGCTTTTACTTTTTCAAATGATGTTTTAATGCCGTCTGTTAAAGAGTCTTCAGTATTGTTTTTAAAATCATTAAAAAACTTTATATATGGACCAATATCAGAAATATCTTTTAAATTTTCCGCTAATTGTTTTGTAGAATCACTAAATATTCCACCATCTGATTTCATTGCTGATTCTAATGCTGCTTTTGCAGTTTGTGCAACTTCAACAAGACGCATGCCTAATCCATCAGCCATTGACGCAATATCTAAATCTGTTAAATCAACTTTAAATATTTCTCTAAATGTATTAGCTTTTTCACTAAACGTTGCCAAAACACTCTTAGCTTTTATTAATGCAGCATTTACTAAATTAAGGTTTTTAAGATATTCCTTATACTCAGATAAATTCATTGGTTTTTCAGCATCATGCTTTAATTTAGCCAACATAGTTTGTAAACTTAATAAGCGTTTTAAAGCGCCTTCTGAAACATTACTTAAACCTCCGACATCTTGTACACCGATATCAGCAAATGATTGAGACATTTTTTCGCCAGTAGTATTAGCATACTTAAGCATTTCATTAAATGCCGCTTCAGTAGCCATTAACCTTTTTGACAATAAATCATTAAGACTATCTTGAGATAATGTATCTTGACCTGCTTTAATTGCTCTATCAAATTCTTGAACGCTCTTTCCAGCTTCTTTGAATAGATCAAAAGATGTTTTACTAAAGCCTAAAATATCACGCTTAGAAGCCGTAACATTAAGAACGGATAAAAGATCTTCAAGAGGTTTAGGATCGATATGATCAATACTTAACTTCATTGATTTCATTTCTTCATTAAGCTTAGCCGCCAGTCCCCAATCTTTATTAGCTAATGCATCGGATACTTCATTTGATTTAGCAGCAATCTTTATAATAGCATCAGTAGCCTGCTCTAGTCCGAAATCTGAAATAGATTGCAATAAGTCTATATTAACTGATTCAGCAGCATCTTTTAAGAATTGTGCTTTAGTATCTGAATTTGTCTTTAAAGATTCAATAATATCATTTTGAATTTTAATACTTTCGGTATTAATTGCATCAGATTCTGTTTTAAAATTTATTTCCGCTTTCTTAAACGCTTCATTACGTTTATTGAAATCGTCTATGTATGCAGTGTATTCCTTACTATCTTTAGGAATATCTCCCAAGGCATACATTGCTGGAGCAGCAGGCTTGGTCTTAATATTTTCACGTCTAGCTTGTAAGGATTGCAGACGAGTTCTAAATTCTTCTGCAGCAGTGGTCGGCAAGTATTCAGACGCGCTAGGGACTTTAACACCAGCTTTTTCACCAATCGATTTTAATTCAAATTGTGCTCTGTTTCTAAGGTTATTTGCTTGTTCTACTTGACGTGTAGTGACTGTTCTAATTTCTTCAATACGCAATATAATAGAATTACGTTTGCTTATATCAGAAGTTTTCTCTAACTCTTCACCCAGCTTCTTAGCTTCTTTGCTCAAAGAAAATAGTCTATCGTATGCTTCTTGATCTTGCGCAAATAATTTATTTGTATCTAATTTGAATTCAAAGTTTTTAGTATTAAAGTTACTTGCAAGATTTCCTAATTCTGCATTAAACTTAGCAATAGATGCAGATTCTTTTTGAAAGTATTGTTGTTGTTTTAATAAAGTTTCCATACGTGTCATTGATGAATTTCTATACTCTTCCATCATTGTACGGTCAGCTGCAGTATAAGCTGAAGACTCGTCATTTAACTTTTTAATAATTTCAGTATACTTTGCTGCTTCAAGAGTCATCTGCTCTTTAATTTTTGGGCCTTCTGGTCCATTCAATGCAAGGCTTTGAATGCCTCGCCCCATATAAAACTCTCTATCTGTCAGTTCTTTAGCGCCTGCAGTATACTTATATTTTCTAGATTCTTCTAGATTATTTAGCATTAATCTATTTTTAAGTGGATCCTCTGATTTGAACACAGGATACTTCACCTTAGCCGAAAGGATTGCATGCTCAATATTATATTTAAGATCTAAACTAGCTTGTTTAATCCAATTTAACCCAACATCAAAACGATCTTGCGGCTTACTTGTATTAGCGCTTAATACGCTGTCAGCAAAATCCTTTAATTCAAATGTTGTTTTGGCAGCATCTTTATTAGCAATGTTGGATGTACGTAATTGTTTTAATTGTATTTCACCAAGTTGAGAACCACTTAATGCTATCCCCGCTTCAAGATCTTTTCCACCATTTACTAAAACTTCATCTAAACTCTTAATAGACTCATCTAATCGATCTTTGTCAGTTTTACTTAATAAATCAGGATTTATCTTTTTTAAATCATACGTAATGCTTAAACCGATTTTTTCTGCTGTTGCTTGCGCTTCTTTAGATAAGCCTGTAGTTAGATTCTTAGTGGGCGAACCCATGCCCATCAGTTCTTTAACTTTGTCAATTACATCATCTAAATCTTTGCCCAAATCCTGTTTATCGCCAAACAACCAAAGACCTATAAGACCTATAGGAATAGCAAGTGCAATCAAGCCACCTATAACTACTGCAATTGCTCTTGCAATTATTAAGCCGGCTTGTGTTAATATTGCTCTTCCAATTGCTTCTGAAATTTTCAAGCCAATCATCGCACCGATCATTGCACCTAAAGCTGCCCAATCAGAGCCGCCTACAAGATTTGCAGCCATTGCGCCTGCCATAGCTCCCATGCCGCTAAGAAGAATACCTCGCATGCTAAGAATAAATGTAGCTAGTCCTCCTGATAAAGAAGAAAACATTGCTACATAATTAAGACTGGTAATTACAGCGCCAATAGAATATATAAAACCTTTAATTTGTGAAGCAGCAATTCCAATAAGAGATACGGCTTGTGAAGTTGCTATAGCTACCCTTGACAAATTGACAGCTGAAAATAGTACAGAAAGCAGCTGAGCTACTTGCGATTTAAATACAAATAGGAAGAAGCCTACAGAAGCAGTTGTAGTGCTTATCACTGTCCCAACATTCTGTGATATGGTGTTTACAATATCTATATCATTCCAAAAATCAACTAATGGTTGAAAAGGATTTCCAGTGAATAATTTAGAAATATTGAATGAAGATATAGAATCTTTTAATTCTTCAAACCAGGATTTCTTTTGTCGTTTATCACCACCAAGTTCAATTTCAGCTGCATTAACAGAGCTTACAAACATACTAATAGCGGCTAATACGACTGCAATACCTGCTGGGCCAAATAGAAATCTACTGAGGATTCCTGTAGCGCCTGCAGATGCGCGTAATGTTGCCATAGATGCGCTAACTGAAGCAAGTGCCGGTCCAATTCCGTTAAATATACTTAAGCCGCCTATACGCGAAAAGAAACCTACAATACTTGAATACCAACTTCCAATAAGACCTATTGGCCCAGCTGATCCAAAAATTAATGCTTCAATAATAGATTGTCCAGATGTCATAGCAAATAGTCTATCAGTCATACCTCGACGCATAGCTGCTAACATTCCAACAAATCGCATTAATAACCCTCTGCCACTCCCCGCAATAGCCGCTTCTAGGCCAGAAAGTAATGATGTGCCCCAACTAAAGCTTGTTATTAACGCACGAAAACTTTGTAATATTGGAATAATGATTTCAGCACGAATAGCGCGAAGACCATTAATTCCAAACAAAGCCATTGCAAGCAATCCACCTTTTATGGCTAAGTGCATTAGCCCTGAATTTTCAAAAAGACTGTCAAATGCGCCCATCTGATCTAATATAAGACCTGCCCAACCAATTGTAAAGAATGCTCTATTACCTCCAAAGAGCAACATCGACATTAGGCCACCGCGCCCGGAAAAGAACATAGCTACTCTTCTAGCAACTACAAAAATACCTTCAATTTGGTCGCTAAATATACCTATAGAGGAAAGAAGTTTCAGGCCCATAGTCCCTAGTAACAAACCCCCAACTAGGCCTAATGGCCCGCTGGTTTCAGTTAAATCACCAATTTTAAATAATGCTTTAAAAGCTAATCCAATTATTGGTATTTGTTCTAAAAAACCTCGTGTAAACCCGCTTATTACACCTAAGAGAGCTGATATCAAGTTTGGTATTTGTTTTATAAAGTTATCAACTAGCTTGCCAGTAAGTTCTCCAAGTTTCTTACCTATTGATAAAAATAAACTTTCATCTAAAAAATCTTTTCCTATTGATTCACTAAAAATGGCACCTGATTTTAAAGCAGAAGTTGTTAAAGCAGCTTCTAATGCAAGGGTGATACGTGATACAGGAAACATCATACTAACTAGAATTGCGCCTAACCCTGCTGCTATTGATTGAAATAGCATAGGCGATTCTTTACTAAATTTAGTAATGCCTGAAACTAAACTTGTATAAATATCTCTTCCAAACTCTTCAACACGGCTTACTACTATAGCTATTTTTATTGTTTTAATATCAAAACTACCAAAGCTGTCAACAATGTCTACTACATCATTATATAAACCTTCAAAAATATTTTGGACGCCTTTTGAAAACTTAGTTAAGCCATTTTTAGCATTAGACCATAATGAATCAGACGTATTTATAACTGTATTAATAGTGTCTGTCCACCACGAATTTCCAATCACTTTATCGTAAATATTAAAGAATACATGAATAACATCTTTACCGAATCGAGTTATAGCTGTTAATGCAAAATCTAAATTTTGTGAACCTCGAAGGATATTATTAAAAAGGTCATCAATAAATAAAAGAGGTTTTAACTTCAACTCAGTGACGGTAGCATTAATATTTCTAACAAAATTAAAAATACTTCTAGTTAGCTTATTAAGGATACTATCCATTTCTAATGCTTGTAAATTCATTGCATCATGAAAAGTATCTAAAACGGATGCACTAATTATACTGCCTATCCCCTTATTACGTGCTTGAAATCTATCAAGTAGCCCATTGAAAATATTATTTAATAAAACTTCAAGATTTTTTCCAAGATGCTCAAATGCGGCTGTTATGCCTAATTGCTCTAAGCTTATTTTAAATTTTTCAAAATTTATTTCAGCTTGTAATCTAAGAGGTCTCTGTGCATAATCAAAAATATTCTTATACTTTAATGCAGCTATACCGATATTATTACCTAATATAAAGGCTTTTTTAGCAGCTTCATCAATTTTATCAGCAAGCTTGGCATTTCTCACACCCATTAGATCTGTTAAGCCTAATCCTTTGTCAAATTCATAAAAATAATTTTTAAGGCTCTGACTCAAAGCTTGTGTGCCTTGCGCTAATGTAGGTTTTAATTTAGAAAATTGATCATTAATTTTTCCTGCTTGGTTTTCTAATGCTTTAAATACAACATTGGTAGTGAGCTTGCCTTCTGCAGCAAGAGTACGCATTTCCCCTAAGCTGGCGTGTAATTCGTCAGCCAACGCTTGTGCTAATCGTGGAGCTTGTTCCATCACTGAGTTTAATTCTTCACCACGTAATGCACCTGAAGACAGCCCTTGGCCTAACTGCATAATAGCTGCATTAGCCGACTCAGCAGATGCACCTGAAATACTCATAGACTGTTGTATAGTTTTAGTAGCACTGACTAATCTTTCAGATGAAATTCCAGCTTGGCTTAGCGACTTGCCTAATGTTGAGTAAATAGAAACACTATTTTTCAATTCGCTATGTGTTTCTTTGGTTATGTTGTAGAGCTCTTCTTGCGTTTTAGTGAAAGCCTCTGTACTATTTGTAACCAATTTTATTTGGTTTTCCATATTGCGATAAGAAGTGGCTATATCTTGCATAAAATATAACGAACTACCTAACGCTGTTAAACTACCGACTGAAGCTATAAGACCATCAAAGGCATTAGCCACCGAGCTAGTACTTTTTTCAATATTTTTAACTGAATTATTTAATGTATTTAGATCACGCTGCGCTTTATCAATCTTAGCTTCGACATCAATGACAATGCCTGACATCTTTTTACTCTCCTATAAAAAACCCCTAAGGAATCTTTAAGATTCTTCAGGGGTATGTGTTACAATAACACCATTTGACTTTACATCTTTAAATGATAGTAAAGTTTTTTCAATAAAATGCGATGGTGCTTGTTTACTGTGACCGGCATTTAAGTCATCGATATATTCGACATTATTAATTATTTTGCCAGGTTTTAATTCCCAACCGTCTCGCGCTCTACCCGTGTCAACTGGTGTTGCTTCTTTTAGTGCAGTTAAAATGTTTTCGAGTTTATTGTCTTTTATTCTATCAACACGTTTTTTAAATTCAGCATTAATATCTATATTTATTTTAACAGACATTTATTCTCCAAAAATGTTGTCACCGTCTTTGGCTCCAGCTAATTTTAGGAAGAAGCCTGAGCGTTTAAAATTACTTTGATCAAAAAGACCATCATTATTATTATTAGATTTTGGATTGTAAATAGCATCTAATGAAGTAAAAAGTTGCCAAGGCTTCTCTTTGACACCCTGTACTTGAATTAATTTAGCTGCGCGATCATCGGAACGCCATTCGATTGGTCTTTGTTCTAAATAACTAAACCAACCTAGCAATTCCTCATAAGTCATCTCTTCGTATATTTTATACACAGGCATCTTAAGATGAAATGCTAATTCAAATATTGGAAGTGTCTCCGAGTCTAAGCAGACTTTCCCGAATCTTGACCTAAGCCTGAATATTTCATAATTTCATTTGATAGTTTAGATAATTCTTCCATAGGGAAGTTATCAAAATCTGTATCATCTAATTCTTGACCACCTTCAACACCCATACGAATAACCGTTTTAAGTAATTCTAAACCTGCATTTTCGTCTTTATCAGCGTCTTTTGCTTTGTTTTGAATTTCTAAAACTTCAGATACAGTTAACTTAGAAATCTTAACATCACCTGTTAAGAATTTAACTGTTTTAGTCATACGTTGGCCGACTAGAGCTTTAATACCTTTTGCTTCTGACATGTTACTTACCTTGATTAATCTTGCGTTCATCTAGTTGTGCTCGCATTTGATGTAAAATTGAGAGTGTTTCGAAAGCTTCAGATTTTTTATCTGGAGTCAATGTGTCATCTTTCGTTCGTTCGAATGTTTTATTAATACTAATATCAATACTTTTAAGCATATGTTTAACAGTAATGCCAACAACATACTCTAAGCTAAATGGTTTATTTTGAGACATATACTATCCATAATAAGAAGGAGGGGACGAATCCCCTCCAAGTACATCATTTACACAGTGAATGCACCACGAATATCTGATTGTACAGTAATAGTTAATTTCGCTGACATAGCATCTGTCAAGCTGGGTGTTACTTCTAACGCTTCAAATTTACCTAAGAAGTAATAAGAAGAGTTTTTAACAGCACCAATTACAGAAGAAGTTGTGCCTGAACCGCCAATCGCATCAGTATCTACTGATGCAGTATCGGTAATAGCTTTATAGCCTTCTGGTTCTTGCGCTAATAATGTGAATCTAAACAAATAAACATTACCATCACCAATAACAATAGGAGATGAAGAGCCAGTACTGTATGCAACTTTGTTTTCTTTCCATTTATCTGGAACAAAGTTCAGAGTAAGTTCCATCGTTGGTGAGTCAGCTTGTCCTTGGATTTGTTTAGATGTTTTAGCACCATATTCAGGAACTTTAACAACGTTTGCAGGCGTACCAACTGCAGGAAATTCTTTGATGTTTGTAATACGTAAGAAACCGCCTGTATCAGTAGCAGAATCTAATGTTTGAAACAAACCTTGTGTCGCAACTGCTTTACCCGCAGTTGACAAGCCATCACCTGTTGATGTTAATTGACCTGACTGAATTTCTTTAATAAGTGTTTCTAAATTATATGTTGTCAAGTCATGTGCTTTAGTGCAGACAGATAAATCTGAAAACATTGCCGCAGCAATAGAAGAAATGTGAGCCATTTTTATTCCTTTAAATTTAAGTAGAACTTCCGAAGAAGTTGAAAGAGATTGTATAGGTACTTTTATGAATCACAGGCAAAGCTTTATCTGCACCTAAATGTGCTAGACTACTTATACCGAATTGAGTCATTCCAGAGCCTGTATTTTTAGATTTGTTAGTTAAATAACTATCTAAAGTATCTGCTATTATTGAGGCACGTCTAGTACCTGAACCTGCAGCTGTAAAAATATCAATTATGAGAATTCCTGCTAATGAGTATCTATCTATAGGGTTTCCACTAGGTATCACTGATACGCGTATAAATTCGTCATTAGTAGTATTCATCACTACAAAATTTGTCGGGAATGTTTTTATTTCTTCAGCTTTCCATTCATTAGATGAAAATACTGAATAAACGTCTTTTTCTAAATCAGTATACTTACCCATAGTTATACCTCATGATAGAGTTCAACAACTGAAATATGATTGTTTGAAGTAATCACATTACCAATATGCCATTTAGCACTATCTATATACACATGGTCTGTCATTGAAAACGCTCCGACTTCTTTTGTTTTAAACATAATAGTCATAGTTTTCGCTTCTGAAGTTTTAGACGTTTTTGTAATAATTATTTTTGTCGTTATCGAAGGTATAGTTGTATCGTTAACTTCACCAGTGCTAAAATCAAACTCAGAATTAGTTGTCTTTGTAAACACTGCATCAATAGCTAAGTCTTTAGCTGCATTAAATGCTTTATTTAATGAATTACCAATTAATGAATTATATGCCATTAATTAGCCCTCCACCATGTTCTCTTACCACTATTCCGGAGTAATGGTTTGATAAGTGTTTTTGCAACCATAGGGATTTTATCCGCAGGTCTAATAACACTAAGTTTAATGCCACTAAGTTCTAAATCTTTGATTAAGCCTGTGTTGTCTAAAAGTCCATCATTATTTAATAAATGATAAGCTAACTCATAAGTAGCTTTAGTGACTCTTATATCAACAACAGTGGAAACTAATGGAACAAGTATGCCAAGCTTAGGATCAAAATATTCACCATCTTTACGAGGATGAGCAAGTGACTGAGTTGAATCTGTAGCTACTCCGATCCAATCCAATTCATCCAACATAAATGTAGCAGTACATAGAGATTGTTCTTTCTGAGTATCGGAAGCGTCAGTCCATGCCGCTACATCTAGTCTGTTCTCAAAATAAGTATCGGCCTCAGTTACGGTAGCATTTGAATTAACACCTTTAACTAGTGCCATAACTTACTCCTTAAGAATGGAATACAGGTAAGATACCTAATGATAATGCTGATTGTGTTTTACGTGTCCATGTACCACGTGCGCTAGCAATAGTAGTTGTAGCTGTAAGAGCTTTAGAAGTACCGCTTTCAACAACACCCATGTAATCAGCGTCAGATGGGAATGCAGTTTTAGCACCATTCCAATCGTAACCAGCAGGAGATAATACATAACCCCAACGATTCCAAATAGAAGTTGTACCGCCACCTTTGTATTTGTTAGCGTCACGGTAAACTTCAACTGAATCAGGAACCATCAACTGTTCCATTGCAATTGCACCTGGCAATACAATGAATGAAGTTTTCTTATTAGCAGCAAAAGTAGTTGTAGCACCAACGCCAGCACCAGTACGTAACATTGTTAATTCAGCAGCAGAAAGCGACTGAGCAGCACGTGTAGTGATTAAACGGAATTTACCATTGAAGATTGTGTTAAAATTAATGTTACCATCAACAATAGTTGTTTCATCAACAAAATTAGCTGAACGGAATGAAGCCATAGTTTCAGGAGATACAACTAAGTATGCCCATTCTGGTTCATAATCTTTAAATGCCATGCCGAATGCATTTAAGAAACCTTCAGCACGTGAAGCACCTTGATATGCATAGTTAACAACGGCACCAGGAGCAACACCATTAGCAGTAACGATTTTCTCAGAACCAAGATCTACGTAGAAACCATATTTCTTATCTGTAGGATCGTTAGAGAATGTTTGACCACCAAGACCAGTTGAACCAGAGCCTGTAGCAGCACCGTTTAATGCTTCAGCTACAGCAACACCTTTCAATACAGAAAGAATAGCATTGTGTTCGTCTTGAGCACGAGTTTCACCGAAGTCACGACCAATTTTAGCTAGACCGTCTTGTTGTGTAACAATTTGTTGCATGTTAACTTTTTCGGCACCGTGTGTACGCACAGTTTTAATATATGTGCTGTAGTCAGTGTCGTAACTGGTTTTAGTACCATCTGTAGAATCAGTTAATGACGCAACGTTAATAGTTGGGTTTAACGGTTTCATCCAACGCATTTGGCCAATAAAGGTTTCTGTGCTGGTATCAATTTGTGGGTTAGAAGAAGTAATTCCTGTACCTGATAATTTTCTAGCATTAGTGTAAGCTTCGTCGCTGTATGCGCCAATAGCTTCTTGTAATACATAATTAGTAGATAATCCCGATGGCCCATTAGTAAGGCTTAAAGTTGTAGCGCCCATTTTTCATTTTTCCTTAAAGTATTTATTTCCTGCGAAGTGATCCTTCAGCAGCACGTTTAAGCACTTCATCTTGTGATAACTGGAATAAAGATTTATTCGAAGTATCTTGAGAAGTACTGCTAGAACTTGTCTGACCGGCCCCTGTCGAAACTTTTGGTTTGAATAAGAAAGAATTGTTATCGTCTTCAGAAAATTGTTTTATAAAGGTTCTTAGATCAGTTCCTGATTTATGCACCCATACTCCATTTTCATTTTGTACAAGTTGCGATGCCACATCCATATATGCCATATCCGCAGCTTTATCACTTCTAAACGTATATCCACTAAGAGCAGATTTTACTTCTAAATCTCTAGCGAGTTCTATGTTACGTTTTGTTATCGTTTCCAATTTAGCATTGGCTTCCGCTAACTGAAGTTCATAAACTTCTTTATGTTTTCCTTCTTCTTGAAGTCTTTTTATTTCAGCTTCTTTCTCTTTTTGTTCATACTCAGCAGCTTTCTTTAACGCATTGTCTCTTTCGCTGTACGCTTTATCGAGTTTTTCTTTGATTGGTTTAAGAGCTTCTTGGATCTTCGTGTCCATATCATCCACAGGAGAATTGGTAGCAGTAGTATCCGGAGTAATATTATCAGTTTCTTTTTCTTCGACATTTTCGGTCATTTTATGTTTCCTTTGAGTACAACTCAGTGTTATAAAGTGAATACAATTCACCCTATAGGATATTTGTTTTTAGTATTTAGGGTTAATTTAACGGGGTCTATTAATCATTAATATATTTATTTATTATTATTTTATTAAAGAATAAATAAAGGACTAATTAACTAATAGACTCATTAAAGGGGGGACCGCTTAAGGGTTAATTTAACGGGGTCTCTGGAAAGATAACCCAATCATCCGATAATAAATCAGACATTGAAGGAACCCATGTGTTCGTCTTAGTAGGTTGTGTTAATATGAAAAATGGCTCAACTGAACCAAAATTTCTAACAATACTGACATACATGTTTTTACCGTTCCAACCTGTACGTGCTAGTTTGTGGTTTGCAATTATTAAATCTAATGCGTGACTAAATCTCATTTGTGTTTTGCTCCACATACAGTGCATGTGAACCCTTTCTTCTGATCTGGATTCATCACTCTCATTCCATTGCCATGGAGTTTATCCTGATTAGGATGTTGACATGTACATCTTTTAATTTCTGCGTTCATATTTCAGCCTATGCCGTAAAAACCCCAATCATCCTCAAATTTAGTAGGATCGGGGATATCGCTCATTACATCTTTCTTTGTTAAGATGTCAGCTTCTGTTAATGTTTTACCACCGACAACTGATTTACCAGCAACTGGAATTAATCCTTTGTCAATAGCTTCTTCTAAATATTTATCATATAATTCTTTTGGAAAACCTCTAGCTAACATTTCATCTAAAGTAACCTTGACAGGGTTCTTATCTAGTACGTTAGCATATAGTTTTCTTATACCCTTCCGGGCCTCCAGCATATCGGCTGCATTGGCGAAAAACGCATCGTGAATGGTGCTTGTGGCAATCTTATTGTCTCGTCCCCAGATATGGAAATTCTTAACCAACGTGGCATCATTTGAGTGATTGCCGTTAACTGCATATGCTGTTCGTGCTTTAGTTGCGTCTGCAATGTCATTTATTTTACCGTCTGCATTAACTACCTGTTCCCACCAAGTGGCTTCTGTTTTCTGCTGCACCTGAACCAAATTATTAACCCAATTACCATCTTTGTCTTTATAGACTAATCTTTCTTCAAATGACTGGGTAAAGTTTTGCTCAATAACTTTTCCATCAAAATTAACCCATGGGACATTAGTCCAAGACTTGGGCAGCTTATTAGCATAAAATATTTCAAAACCTTTAGAGATATTTAATTTTTCTATAGGCTCTACTTTAAATACTTTAAATCCAGTTCTACGATCTTTTGGGCCTTTTACACCATAAATAAGATCAGCCAAGGTTCCGTCAGGTTTCCAACCATCAAATCTCTTTAAAAACTTTTCAGACAAAGCTTCTCCAGGCTTCAATCCTAATATTTCACTAACTCTATCAGGTAATACATAACCTTTTTTACGGGCACCTAATATACTAGTAGCGCCTATAGATCTCCAATCTAATGCAGCTTGTGAAGGCTTAGCATTAGTTAAATAATCTTCAGCTAGTCTACCAAAGAATTTAGTAAAATCTTTAAGAATAGGAACCTGCTCACCTAAATGTTCAGACATTAATTTAGCAATAGCTTGGAAGTCTTTAGGTGTAACCACCATATCATAGGTGTGTGTCATTTTTTCTACTAAGTCTTTAGTAGCAGGATCCAGGAAATATAACTGTTCCATAATGTCATCACCAGGATCTAAGCCTTTGTTAAATATATCTTTAACGTTTTCTCTAAGCTGTTTAAGCTCTGCAGTTGTCTCTGGATCAAACTTTTCATATCTAGCCGCACGAGCTGAAATTTCATTTAATACTTTATCACGATCACTAGCTTTTACTACTAGTGTAGAAGAGTCCTTCCCAAGTACTTTAGCTAACTTTCCTTCTACATTTAAAATTCCCGTTCTCTCACCAGCACCATAAAACGTAACCATATTTTGAGCTTTTGCAGCTTTACGTAAATCTTTTTCATTGAGGCATAATCTTTCGTTAAGCACCTTAAACCGAGGATCATTAAATGTTGCAGCAGCAATTTCATCATATAGTCTGCGTTTCTGATTTGTTGGTATAACATTAGATAATGAAGCTAATTGCTTATTCTTTGTAGTTAATGCAATAATCTGAGCACCTGAAGACGATGCATCTTGTTCCAAGGCTAAGGCTGTTTTGTATGCATTCATAGAGCCACCGGCTTTAAGATGATTATCTATCTTAGCAGCTTCCATGGCAAATCTCATGAACTTACCAAGTTCCTCACCTTCAATTAATTGCACCGTATCTGATTCCAGAATAGCACGTAAATCTGCAGGTTTGGCTCTTAACATTTTATTACCAAGGTCTACCATATCTGGCCACAATTTATCAGCAATCTTTTGGCGTCCAGTAAATGACAATGAATTATATCTACCTTCAAATACATCATTTAGACCACCCATAAAGGCACCTATCTGATCTCTGAAGTTTCTATATCCATCTTCGCCAAGAACTTTTTCTACTTCAGTATTTAAGAAAGGTCTAAATGATTCTCCCGATTGCGGACTAATAAGGCCACGATCATAGATCCTAGCCCGATGATCGACAAAAGCATGATTACTGAAAGCGTAATCATTATTTCTAAGCCAATCCATAGATTTAAATCGTTCATATGCATCACCACGAGATGAAATATAGTGTTTGTATTCATTTAGATCATTATACTTTTTAGCGTTACCTCGATCATCTTCAAAGTATAATAATTTTTGTGTAAAGTCATAAAAGTCATTATCAATTTTATACTTAGACTTAGATGCCCAATTTAACGCATCTGCCATATTTTTATCAACAAGTTCTTCAGGAAAATCTGAAAAACTATTTGTTGACGTAATAGGTATTCTTGTATCTTCTAAACCTAGGAGACCTCTGTCAATAAAATAAGTTTTATATCCCTCGCGAAAAACCAGTTTGTTCTTTTCTGTTGTTACGCCAACACGTAGGCCAACGTCCACTTTCCGTGTGAGCTGTGAATATTCTTGTATTCGAGGGTCTACAACTCTTATATTATATGACAGAGTGTCATAATAAGGGCCAAACAAGGAACCACTAAGTCTACTTTTCATTCTTCGCTTTTGAACACCATATGTTTCAACTTCAAAGAAGTTACTAACATTTTTAGCTTCAAGAAGCTTCATACCTGTTTCGTACCATTTACGTCTAGTGCCATTCATATTAGCAAGATTGTATAAATCTCTTCCTAATGCAATAGCAAATTGATCTCTATCAGGCATATCTGCCATGCTTAATCTGTGCGCAAACTTTAGATAAAATTGTTGTAATGCAGATTCAGTTAAACGCTCTTTACCATTAGGCATTCTTTTTAATACTAAGGGTATCTTGTAATCAAATGTATTACGTAACTCTCTAGCTATCTTAGGAGATATAGTATCTTCCCAGTTATTCTTAGCACGAATATTATCAATGAAATTATCATGCAAATCTTGTAATTGAGTTGGACCTAATACTGGATCAATATAATTATCTTGTTTGAGTTTCTTCAATACGTTGATATCACTACGTATCTGAGTTTCAATAGCATCAGAAACATTCATTACATCAAATTTAATTTGACCCTGTACCACAGCTTTAAAGTTATTCCACTGTTCACCATTATTTCTAAATCTGGTAAATAGAATACGAAGGTTATCTACCACAACGGCACGCTCATTAACACTCATCTTTTCACTAAGCGCAGTATTAAATGAATTAATAAACTCTTTATCTTTTGGTTTCAAAACATCACT